CTATTATCCAAATGGAGAGCCAAGCATATTTAAGTCATTTACAGCAGCACCAGATTCCGGACGAAGCTTCACAGCGAACTTGGTTATATTGGATGAATGGGCTTTCCAACAATGGGCGAGAGACATATGGACAGCAGCTTATCCAACTATAAATAGACCGACGGGTGGTAAGCTAATAGGATTATCAACTATCGAGCGAGGAAGTTTATTTGAAGAAATATGGCTAAAGAGCAAAGAGGGCAATAATACATTTAATCGAATATTTTTAGGATGGGACACAGACCCACGCCGAACCCTGGAATGGTACGAACAAACCAAAAAAGATTTAGGAGATGCAGCTCTAGCAGAGTATCCGGCCACAGAAGAAGAAGCTTTTATGATACCTGGAGGAGCATATTTCAGCGAATTTAGAAAGCATATACATGTTATAACACCACCTATTATACCAAGCAATTGGCGCAGATATAGAGTATTAGACTATGGACTTGATATGCTGGCTTGTTATTGGATAGCATTATCTCCTGAACGAAAAGCGATAGTTTACAAGGAACTATATGAGTCAGGGCTTATAATATCAGAAGCTGCTAAAAAAATATTAAGTAAAGATGCAGAGGGTGAAGAAATATACAGAACATTTGCACCACCTGACTTATGGAACAAACGCCAAGATACCGGCAAAAGCGCAGCTCAGATATTCAAAGAAAATGGTATACAGTTAACCGAGAGTATTAATAGTAGAGTGTTGGGATGGTACAACCTTAAAGAATGGCTGAAACCTTATCAAAGTCACGATGAACAAACAGGGCTAGAGATTACTACAGCAAACTTATTGATATGTGATAACTGTATTAACCTTATAAGATGTTTACCACAACTCCAAAAAGATGAAAAGAATCCTAATGATGTAGCAAATGAACCTCACGAGCTTACACATGGACCTGATGCAATACGATATTTCGTAGCAACATACACAAAGCCTTCAAAAGAAGAAGAACAAACAATCACAGGCAAATACTTTAAAACTGAACTTATCATGAAAGGCTTAAAAGAACATCAAATAAAAAAGCTAGTTAAGGAAGGCAAGGTTGAATTGTTGGGGAGGTAACATGTTGCCCCTACAAAAATAATCGCTTACAAGTCAAATAAAACGGTCAAATTTGAAAGGAGAGTACAATGATACCAAATATTACATTATTGGAACCGATTCACCCAAAGGCAAGAGCAATACTTGAAGAAGTTACAAAGTGCGAAGAATTATTTCACGCAGAAGGAGAGTTTTACCACTACAGAGAACCGACAGATATTGTATTCACAAAACTAAAACCGTTAAAAACAAATTGCGTTGTAGCTTGCCCATGTACCGGAGTTGAACACATTCAAGCGCCGAAAATAATCCACCTTGACGAAGCATGGAAAGCCAACGAAGGGCGAGAAATAACATCTACAGCAGAGCATACATGGAGCCTTATACTACAGTTGGCGAAGATGAATAGGGTGCAGTTGAAAAACAAGACATTAGGAATAATAGGAATTGGACGCATTGGTTCAATAGTAGCTTGTTATGCGCAAACATTCTATATGAATGTAATCCAATGTGACAAATACCCTAATGGAAAATCAGTTGAATTTGCACTTAAACTAATTTTAGAAGAATCTGACATAATAACTTTACATGTGCCACTTAACGAAGAAACTCGTGGAATGATAGGCAAAGAACAGTTTGACATGATGAAGCCTGGAGCATTGTTGGTGAATACAAGTAGGGCTGAGGTAGTGGATGAGCAAGCTTTGAAAGATTGGATATATAAACATAAAGGTAATTATGCTGATGATTTTTCCGGAACATACGACATACCAAGCTATTACGAGGGCAACAAAGGCGGTAAAGCAATAAGAACACCACACATAGGCGGTAACTGCTTAGAAGCTAGAGAAGCAACAGATATATATATTGCTGAGAAGATAAAGGAGTATATCAATGGAAACTTATAATTGTGACCTCTGCGGTTCAGACCAACACGAAGTTATATGGGACAAAACGGAACGAGAGAAACAAGGTATATTAAGGAGCGTGGTTATCCGTGATAATAGCGGTAATATTGTACATGGGCGCGTTGTTATGTGCAAACGCTGTGCTTTGGTATATATTAGAGAAAGAATGTCAAAAGCCGAACTCGACAAATTCTATGAAGAGGAATACAGGGAAACATATCACGAAATAGAAGGAGCCAACATACACTCAGAGAAATCACACGCACAAAACGCTTTTGGAATAATCAGAAGTGATATAAAAATAAGAATGGATAGTATACTTGACATTGGGTGCAGCTCAGGGCAATTGCTTGATTTGTTTACTCCTATATCCGGATATGCATATGTTAAAAAAGAAGGAGTAGAAAAAAGCCAATTTAAGACTGGTAAACACCGCGTATATTCCGATATAAGCGAGGTAAAAAACACCTATGATATAGTTACTATGCTAAACACATTAGAGCATGTATACAGCCCCACAGAAACGCTACAAAGTGTTTATAATTTACTCAATGATAATGGGTATCTTCTTGTAAGCGTACCTGACATATACAATACTAATATCAAAAGACCTGTAGACTCATATTTAAGTAATGCGCATCTTTACACATTTAGCCCTCACACAATAGGGATGATGTTTAATAAGTGCGGGTTCACAGTAGAAGGGATTTATTCAATACCCGAGGAAATAGGCGATAAGCTTTATGTATTGGCACGGAAAACCGAACCAATAGAAATAGAATGGGATATGCACGCCGATACAAAGTCGATGAAAGTATTTTTACAGTATGTAGATGCTGTATTCATAGGACAACACATGTTTAAGTTAGGAGGGTGCCGGATTGAACACAAAAATAATAGCTGATGTCTGTGCAAACCATTTAGGCAATCGACAACTGATAGAATGCATGATAAAAACTGCTGCTGAAATCGGTATAGACTATATCAAGTTCCAAGCATTCAAGGCTAACAATCTTAACAAGAATTGGTTAGACTACGAAAATGCATATAAGTATTACAAGAGTGTAGAACTCAAAGATGAGGACTACGCTTTTATTATGCAAAAATGCAAGGAACACGATATAAAGCCTATATTTACAGTATTTCACACTTCGTTAGTTATGCCTTTATATAATGCAGGAGTAAAGATTATTAAAATAGCAAGTCCTGACGCAAAGAATCTTGAATTGATAGATAAGTGCTGCGGATTATTTAATAAGGTAATTGTGTCAACTGGCATGAGTACCAATGCAGAAATAAAAGCATTACAAAAGGCATACGATGTTGATTTACTTTACTGCATAAGCAAATACCCTACTGATTACTTAGATATAGACTTTGATAAAATGCAACTATTTGACGGATTCAGCGACCATACATTAACTATTGAAGCTTCCAAGAAAGCAATTGATTTAGGTATGGGATATATCGAAAGACATTATACTTTATGTAAAGATTTACCTGGGAAAGACCATATATTAAGCAGTACTCCGGAAGAATTTAGAAAGCTTGTAGAACACAGGAACTATATTGAAAAATGCAAATTATATAAGACGAGGTGGAACAATGGATAAAGAACAACCAAAAAGAAAAAAAGTAGCAATAGTAGGCTTTGCCCCTTCATGGAACCTTGCACCTTTTAAAGATGAATCTTTTGAGATATGGGGATTAAACGAGCTATACAAATACTTCTCACAAATGCCTGACGCTGTAGCCGATAGGTGGTTTGAAATACATTCGCCTGACAGCCCAAGTAAAAATACACCAGAACACAGAAAGTGGCTTGCTGAATGTCCTATACCGGTATATATGCAAGAACATTTTGATGATATACCAAATAGTGTTGAATATCCAAGAAAAGAAATCAAGGAATATTTCGGCAAAAACTTTATAGTAGATGAAAACGGCGCAGCATTTACCGATTATTCAAATTCAATAAGTTGGATGATAGCGCTAGCAATATATGAAGGCTTTGAAGAAATCCATGTATATGGCGTAGATATGGCTCAGAAGTCAGAATATGCATGGCAGCGTTCATCTTGCCAATACTTTTTAGGTTATGCAGCAGGAAAAGGCATAAAGCTTTTAATACCTAAGACTAGTGAGCTTTGCAAATTTCCTCAAGATTACGGTTGGGAAACCGATAACCAGCCAAGGCTAAAGAAACGCCAGCGTAAGAAAGAATTAACAGAGCGTAAGAAGTTCCACACAGGCGAAATACAAAAGGCTCAACAGCTTATTGCACAACACCAAGCAGCTTTACAACAACTTAATGGTGCAATCGGCGAAATAGACTACGACCTTAATAATCATATAGTATGAGAAAAGTATTAATTTTTATAGGCAGTAGAGCCAATTATGGAAGGTTAAAAAGTGTCATAAAAGCAGTAAAAGAGCATCCAAAGCTAAAATTACAATTAGTTGTGGGTGCTTCTGCTTTGCAATGTGACATTAAATATTCTCCTGATGCAACAATACAATGTTTAATTGATGGCGATAATGTTGAAGCTATGGCGATAACTACAGGGGTATTAATGACGCAACTGCCAAATATATTCGATAAGCTTAAGCCCGATATTGTACTTGTGCATGGTGATAGATACGAATTATTAGCAGTAGCAGCAACGGCAGCATATATGAATATCCCTCTTGCTCACACAGAAGGTGGAGAAACAACAGGAACCATAGACGAAAAAGTAAGGCATATGATAAGCCAAGCAGCCGATATACATTTTCCTGTTACTCAGGATGCAGCTAAAAAGCTTATTTACATGGGAGCCAAACAAATACATGTAGTTGGCAGTACAGCGCTTGATTCTATAGCCAATATTGACCTTACAAACAATCGTAATGAGCCTTATATAGTAATACTCCACCATAGCAATACAACCGACCCAGAGGACATACATCCACTTATAAAGGCAATCAACCAAATAGACTTACATAAGGTATGGGTAAATCCTAATGTAGACGCAGGGAGTAAACAAATTCTAAAATTAGCACACCAGCAAAATGTTGAGTTTGTAAAAAATCTTCCTCCAGAGGAATATGCAAGGCTAATTAATAACTGCAAATGCCTTGCAGGTAATACTTCAAGCGGTATAAAAGAGGGTGCATTCTTAGGTGTGCCTTATGTATGCATAGG